AATTCCAAACAAATGAAACTAAGGAATCAAACTGATACTGGGTTAAATCTATTTTGATATTTTTGTTTACGATTGCTTCGAATTGTGGCAATAAATCCATAAGTAAGTCTTCAGCTTGTTGCTGTGTAATCTTATCGCCTAACTTTATTTTACTGCCATCTTTGTAAAAGGTATTTCCATAACCAATCGTGACTAATCCAGCAGGACAAGTATAAGCAGTTAGTTTGCACCCTTCAAATTTTTTGATTAATCTAAGTCCTCTAATTCCTATCTTCATTGCTAATTAAATTAGTTAGTTCATCAATAACTGCACCACCAACCAATATCCAAAATGCTACCTTTTCGTTCCCATTAACATAAGCAGAAACCGATATTGTCGCTAATATTGATTTAATAGCTAATAGCCATCGTTTGACATTCTTAGGTGTGGGATCAAAGTAATTTTTAAGTGATATGTTTGTCATTTTCTTAACCCTTTTTCAAATTCGTCAATTGACTTGTTGGTTATTTTCTTAATAATCCAATTGCCAAACCTATACAGCCAATAAATGATTGTGCAAATTGAGGCAATTGAAGCAAACAAAAAGTTGTGCTTTTCAAGTAAGGCAATGAAGCCTACTAATGAAACTAATATGTCTAAGAATCTAAATTGCATATTTGTGTGAAGGCGTTTTTGGAGTTGTTATTTTTGTTTTAAATATTGACTCGTCAAAGTCGTTTGATACTAATAAATTTGCATGATAAGCGCCAACCATTACTGCAGGTGTATTTAAAGTCAAATCTTTATTGAAAGTAGCATTTGTTTCTACTATATCACCAATGTAATGGCAGTAAATGCCATTATCTTCTGATTCAATTTCATCAATATAATCAGGGATAACTTTACGAATATCATCCACTAATTGTGAAAATACTTTTGATTTAAGATATATCGTTTTCATTATGTTGTTAATGCTAAAAGTTGAGAATTTGTTAATGCTGTTGCACTTGGCATATAAGCTATGTTTTTAACTAAGTTAGGAAATTGATTACCAATTATTATTCTATCTAATGTGGTTGTAGTATTGGTATATGAAGAAATGTTAGTTCTTGCTAATACGCCATTTATATATGTTAATACTGCTCCCGTTTTAAAAGATATTGCTAATTTATTCCAACCTGCATTAAAATTTGCCCAATTTTCTGAAATAATAATGCTTCCGTTTATAACTAAAAATAATTGTAAACTGTTAGTTGCCGAATGATAAGCTAACCTTAAACCATTTGTTGCCCCACTATCACTTAAAAACATTATATTAGTAAATGTTCCTGGAATTGGAGTAGAACCATCTGAATAAAATTCAAAATACAAAATTCCTTCAGTACTATTAATTGTCGAACCATCTATATAATTAGTATTTGAAGTATTTCGTGTTACACTTGCTGAAGTTGTCTTAATTGTACTTGATGCAGTTTTACCCAATTCAGTTTGAGCATCTGAAACAACTATCGAAACATTACCAACAAAAGTATTTACGATTACTATCTGTGGATTTCCTGAACCTGTATAAGTTCTAGTTATTGATTGTTTATACCAACCATTTCCTAAAGATACATAGCTATATGCACTATCATTGCCAGCAGCTCCACCGCCACCATGAACAATAACTTGAATAGGTGTTTTGGCAAAAATTGAATGAGTTACGATATTGCCACTTACTACAGCCAAAGCACCAATAGATTGCGCTACATAACTATTCCCTGTACTACCACTAAAAGTAATTGTATCTGCTGTCTGAGTGCCATCAGGTGCGATATCCGTATCAGTAGTAACAGTTGCTAAATTACCACCTGAAGATTTTAACCAACTAGAATTACCGAAATCAGTACTTCTTACGCAATAATTTGTTCTAGCAGGCTCGCTTAATATATATGGCTGGCCAAAAGTCCAATCAATTAAAGGCATACCACTTGCCACATTTTCCATCACACCACTTGCATTTATTCTATTGGCTGTACTAGTCCTTGTATAGGTCACATCACTCACAGCTACATTTGGTACAATAGCATATATTTTACCACTTTTATAGGCTGTTGCACTAATAAATATGCTAAACGAAGCCCAGTAAGCACTAAGTGAGTTCACAGTGGTAGTCAAATAGCTTTCACCCTCAAATGTTCCACTATCAGCAAGCACACGAGCTTTAAAAGCACTTACAAAAGCATTGCCTGCCTTAACAAATGGTAAACCTATCGCTATCGTTGGAAAGTTTGCCATTATTGATACTCAATTACACTCCCACTTGATAACGTATAAGCAGTAATTTGAAGTCCAGGATTTGTCGGTAAATATGTTCCTGCTTTAATCGTTACACCTGTTAAGTTTTTTGTAGTCATTTGATTAACTCCATTGATTGCAAAGGCGGTGAAAACTGCATCAGTCATAATAACTATGCTCTCTACTTGTAACCCTGTTCTTGCGGATGTTCCTGCGTTCACATAGAACCCACCCATTCCGCTTATTTTCTCTAATGCTGTACTCATAATATTATATATAAATTTTTGTTTAAATTGTTGGTATCTGACATCTGTCGTTTAATTCCATTAAATCAAGTGCTATGTCTAACTTCCACCCATCCACTATATCCGGAAAGCCCTCTCTAACTTGTCCAAAGTTTACATCATACTTCACATTGAAATAATCTTGATAAGTTGGATTGTTTAAGGCTGCGATTAAATCACGACCTATGCTTAATGTGTCACTCAATACATCTATCTCATTACTATTGTCTACTCTTTGAATATCTAATATGTATAATGATAAATTCAAAGTAAACATTCGTTCACTCATTTGGCTGTCGTTTACATCACACCAAACTAATGGATATTCTTCCTGCTCACTTGCACTTATCTCACTAATTTGCCCAAAAATAAAACTATTTATTTGAGCGTGATTGCTGCAAATTGTTTTTAGTATGTTTAGGACTTGGTTTAGTGTTATGAACTTCATTTTGTTGCTTTATAAATGCTTGTAACTTTTCGATGTTTGTCTTGTTAATTCCCTTGTTCATTAGCAGAATGTGCAACCTCTGCCAGTTACACTTGGACTTGTTTCTAAATCAGTAAAATTGTACTTTCCTTTGCAGCAACTATTATCATCTAATAGCATTCCACTTGTATAATTAGATTGCTTTGCGTAAATAGTCGCTAAATCTGCATTTGGTTGTGTTAAAAATAAAGGGTAAGTAGTTTGATTTGCGTATAAATATTTAGTTAATCTTTCCGCATACCACTCGGCTTTATTCTTTGCTCTATCCATTACCATAGTTAGTTCATCAATGCTTGCAGGCTGCATATTATCTGCATTTTGAACACCTACTGCCTTATTGAAATACTTATAATTGATATTCAATGGTAGTTCATAACGTACATACCAAATCATTGCAGGTGTTATGTAAGTATCAAGTAATAATTTGTATGAATTACTCAATGTACTTGCTATAATTTTACTTACAAAATCATTATATAATGCTGTGCCTAATATCGGTAAAATATAAAACGACTGCACATCAATTATCGTTGGTGTTACTACCTTCATATCGACATTATCTTGCAAGATTGATTCTTGCTTCAATGTCGCTTCGCTTAAAAATATCGCCTTTGCCATTATCTTATTTTCTTAACTAATTCTTGTGACCAAATATGCCTACAAAAAGGCAAGTTTACATCTTGCTTAGGGTCGTGATACCATCCACCCCTACGTCTAAAAGCATCATAGTTTGGTATTCCATAAATCGCCCCTAATTCTTGACCAATTTTATCAATGTCATCCTTTGAAAAGTAACGTGGATTTGCCATCATTGCTTCACAGAAAGGTCTACTTGACCCACCTTTAACTAATGCAGGTGCATCGGGTCTTAAAACGTATCTATAACGGATATATAATTCTTCAAAACTTGGTACTACTTTATTAGTTCCCGACCTTGTTAAACTTATTTTGCCTTGACTATCCAAATCAATCAATCCTTCATCCCCTAACGCTGTTAAACTTTCAATGATTGAGGTCTTATCTGTCTTTAAAATCTTGGTTAAATCTTCAATAGTTATATTAGGTGTTTTCTGAATCAAATCTAATACCCCATTATCTTGTTTGCTTAATGCGAATTGCTGTGTGCTAAACATAAATTTCTTATGCTTAATGCTTACAAAATTCTCAATAGGTTCACCATACTTTGAAAAGATACTAAAATCCAAATCATCATCTGCTATTTCATCGTGCGTACACTTTGAGAATTGTGCAGGACTATCTGTTGGTAGAACTGCATCAGGTGCTAATGGTGGCTTGTTTACTATGCCTCTTATTTCATCTTGACTTAATGAAGCTAATACTTTATTTGCAACTAATGGACTTAATGAATTTAAAGCATCGCTAATAGTTGAATTTACATTAGTTTGAATGTCTAATGGTTTACGACCTATTATTTCACGCATTTCATCCTTTGTTAGAATAGTCATTAAAGTTTGCTCGCTAAAACTTGGCATGATTGGCTCTAATGCTTTTATTTTTAGCTTTCCTTTTACTGGTGCAAATAGGTTATATATTTCTTCTTGTATTCTTTGTTTTGGATTGACATAAGTATTAGCGAATAGATTATAAGCATCAACCATTTCGTTGCGCCCACCTAATTGACCTTCTACTCTTACACCAAATAACATCGGTGATGTAATCTTATGTCCTACAAAAATCTCTTGTTGAATCGTGTCGTTTAATGCTTCATATTTCTTGTCAAAATCGCCTGCTGCAAGGTCTAATATTGCGGGTACTCTTTGAGGGTCATCTACGAAATCAATTACTATACTACCTGCATTGTCTGTTGGTGTGAACTTAGCTTTTAATTTGCGTTCAGTTGACTTCATTTCTTCATCTGAAGGTACACCATTCTTGAATACAATCATTTTAGAACCTTTGAAACTATTTTGAATTTCGGCTCTGTGAAAATTTGCTATTTCAGCATCAGTAATAATTGCAGGAATTGCACCAATATATTCTGGTAATGTATAAGTATTAATGTTAGGTCGATACGACTTGTAATAGTATATGCTTTCACTTGGTAACTTCTTTAAACTTGGGTCAAATGGTGGCAATGTCTTATATTCATCTTCTTTGATGTTAGTATTTTCGCCACCTTCACTATTTAACCACTTATCGCTTATATAAAATTCGCTGTTATCTTCAGTACTTCTAACATCGCAATAATTAACGTGATAAATTTCTGAAATTTCTCCTTTTTTGTCGCTAACAATTTTAAGATAACAACCTCCAAATATCTCATTATCTAAATCAGTCTTATTTAATAAGTCTTTTAATGTTTCGTATGGGTTAGGATTATCTATAAATGCTTTTAGTGCGACTACTTCTTCGCCTTGCATTCCTAATTCATCAAACATCCACCCTTGACCTGTTATGTATTGCTGCTTGCTTGTTAATATTGCGTTATGCTTTGCACTTCTATTAAATAAAGTTAGTAAAAAGTTAGGGTAGTTATTGTTCTCTCCATACTTTACATACTTTAATTTTTGCGAAGACTTAGGTTCAACAAATGCAGGTACTTTATCATTCGTGAATTTAAGCACCATTACACTTGGATTATATTCTTTTTTATCTGTCATTATTGTGGTGTGTAAACGTAAGTAGTTGAATCAGCAGGGTTATATTCTGTATTGTTTTGGGCAGTTGGTTTAAGCCATAATAAGCCTGTTTCTAATTGCCCTATAATAAAACCGACTGCTTGTCCTGCATTTGCGATACTTACAAAGTCATTTAAAGTCATTGATGTTTCAAATACAACATAAGTATAAAATCCTGAATAAAGTAAGTTAATGTTATTGTCTTTACCATCAACAAAGGCTTGTGATACTGTAAATTCAAACTCATTATATCTTTCAGGATATACGCTTAAATCATTAGATACAATACTATATGCAATATCGTTTGTAACTTGATTGGTACATTCCATTAAATAATACTCTTTTTTATCAACCTTATTTTCGGTTAAAGTAAGAATTATATTTTGGATTGTGTTTTGTTCAACTCTTAACATATACCTATATATATAAGTGTTTGAAAATTTTGCTAAAAAAAAACCACCTCAATAAATGAAGTGGTTTTAAGTTTATAAAAAAATAAGTAATTAAGATTGTAATGCTGCGATAATACTCGAACTAACTTCATTTGCTAATGCTTTTTCCATTCCTGTAAAGGTTAGGATGTAACCATTAAATTCATTCATCGCTGCTCCACTTGCTGCACTACCTGCGGTCACTTCAACTCCATTCTCTTTTCCAAATAAAAAGTATTGACCTGATTTTGTTTCTACAATAACTGAACATCTATTTGCAATCAAAGTCTGTAATTGAAATTGAGTTACATAAGCCAATTTAGTAAAATTAGTATTTATGGTCTGCTCATAAGCAACTGTTCCCAATGCTGCATCAGCCATAATGTTTTGACTGAAATCGTTTTTGGCTCTTGGTAACAAAGCATACTTGTAAAACTTTGTCCCAGCTGCTTTTGTGATTGCTGTCACAAATCCACTTGCATTTTCTGTTACTGCGGTAACATTTGCAAGTTCTGTGATGTAAATATTTTTGATACCTCC